TGGCGTCGTGTTCTCAATGAGATTCAACGTTATTCAGTCAGTGGAAAGATTGATGCTGGTATTCTTGCTACGTTCTCTGATGTTGCTGTAAATGAACTGGTCAAAAATCTCAAGGCTAAAAACTTTGCTGAGGTGCGAAAGTGGATCGTTAGTAATTTGGACAATGATACTACTGTACTTCTGCGTCGCATTTATGATTCTCTTTACGAAGCCTTGGTTCCTGGTTCTATTCCTGCTGCTGTCCTTGTTCTCGCTAAGTATCAGTATCAGGCAGCATTCGTAGCAGATCAAGAGATAAATATGCTTGCGTGTTTAACCGAAATTATGGTGGAGTGTGAATTCAAATGAATGTAAAACTAATTCGTATGTGGTCTGGCGAAGATGTCGTTGCAGACTTGATTGAAGAAAAAGAAGAATCAATCGTCATTGTTAATCCTATTGTTGCTGTTCCTACTGGATCTGGTACTATGGGATTTGCCCCTTGGTCCCCTCTTCTAGAAGGTAGGGATAAAGAACTAGAAGTTACTAAAAAATATGTTGTATACATCAGTGAGACACAAGAAGAAGTAGTGTCTCAATATGAAGAGATGTATTCCGTTTTGAAAACACCAAGCAAAAAGTTGGTACTATGAAAAATCAAAAACTAAGAGCACAAGTAAAGTCTCGTTTTTATTATGTCTTCTGGGGCACGGCTACTGTTGCTGTAGTCCTTGGTCAACTATACGTTGGTTCTGGGTATCGTATTTTGAACAACGGTATGCAAAACCTTATGAATAAAGTTGATGGAGTTCTTCTTCATAAAAGTGATTCTCCATACAGAGAGGCACTATGAGTCTTCTCAAAATTGATAAAACTAAATTATTGGAACCAAGGGTAAAAACTACACCACAAAATGTTCAAGAGGCAAATGAAGCACTGTTTCGTGCTAAAATGACTCTACCTGCCGCCGCAAAGCATTGTGGTATGACCCATAAGGAAATGAAACTTACCTTCTGGGAATTTTTGAAGTATCATCCTGTTGATTATGAAGTCTCTTAAAACACCTTTACGCTACCCAGGTGGTAAATCCCGTGCTTGTACAAAACTAGATCAATATATTCCAGATCTTCGTGACTATAAAGAGTATCGTGAACCTTTTCTTGGTGGTGGAAGCGTAGCAATTCATATCACTAAGAAGTACCCAAAACTAAACATTTGGGTAAATGATCTGTATGAACCTCTGACGAACTTCTGGAAAACTTTGCAGGACGATGGTTACAAAATGTACAAGCGTCTACAAGAATTGAAGTCTAGGTATCCAGATCAAGGATCTGCAAAGGGACTATTTTTAGAAGCAAAGGAACTTGTAAATGACCTTACCATATCCCCTTTATATCGTGCTTGTGCTTTCTACGTTATTAACAAGTGCTCTTTTTCTGGTCTCTCAGAGTCCTCATCCTTTAGCAGGCAGGCATCTGACTCCAACTTCTCAATGCGGGGAATTGAGAAACTACCAGGATACTCTCAAATAATCAAAGATTGGAAGATTACCAATGGTCGCTACCAAGAGCTCCTTACCGACGACAAGTCTATCTTCACCTACCTTGACCCGCCCTACGATATTGGATCTAACCTATACGGAAGGAAAGGTGATATGCACAAATCATTTGACCACGATGGTTTTTCTACCATTTGTGATCGCTTTGTTGGTCCTCAACTCATATCTTATAATTCGTCTCAACTTATCAAAGAACGATTCAAAGACTATGAAGTAAGCGAGTTTGATCTTACTTATACCATGCGCTCTGTTGGGGAGTACATGAGAGAACAAAAAGAACGCAAAGAACTTTTACTTTTTAATTATGGAATTGAAGGATTGGTTGAACAGTATCAATCAGACAAAAAAGAATCTGATTGATGAGGATCCTTTACTTGAGAAGGAGTATCCTCCCTATATTGTGAATCGGTGTTTCTCTGGTCACTTGGATGCTGTTTTATTCGCAAATGAAATAAATCAGTATCATTTTCTTCCTAAAAAAATGCAATATGACTTTTTGCTAAATAGTCTGAGGAAAAAGAAGAGATTTTCTCCCTGGCTCCGACAAGATAAAATCAAAGACCTTGATTATGTCAAACAATATTATGGTTATAGTAATGAAAAGGCAAAGCAAGCGTTGAAGATTCTAACAAAAGAACAACTTGCATTTATTAAATCGAAATTTGAAACTGGAGGAAAACAATGAGTGTCGTTAAAGAACCTGAAGTGAAGTGGGCACCAAATCAAATGGTAGAAGTGGTTCTTAACGAACCAGATGACTTTTTGAAAGTGCGCGAGACTTTGACTCGAATCGGAGTTGCTTCAAGAAAGGAGAAAAAGATCTATCAGTCATGTCATATCTTGCATAAGCAAGGTAGGTACTATCTTGTTCATTTTAAAGAACTGTTTGCACTAGACGGAAAACACGCAAACCTTACGCAAAATGATGTCCAACGTCGTAACCGTATCGCTCAACTGCTTGCTGATTGGGGTCTTATCAGTATTGTTGATGTAGAAAAAATTCAAGACATTGCACCTCTTAATCAGATCAAAGTTCTAGCATATAAAGATAAACAAGATTGGATTTTAGAGACTAAGTATAATATCGGATCTAAGAAAAAGAGAACTGAAGAAGCTGCTGAATGAAGTTCCATGAATGTGGACAAATTTATAAACTGAACTCAGATAATTTAATCTCTAACAACTTAAAAAATATCAAGATAAAAACAGAAACCGGTGACGTTCTTTCTTACATCATTGACTCTGTTTTTGGTATATTTGATGTTGAACCAAATTCTGTTTATCTTAGAGGTTCTTGTGTAGATAGATCTTTATCTGATAGTTCAGTTATAGATTTGGATCTTATATTTGTTTTTGATGATGATCAATATTATCAACAAATATATAAGAAAAAAACTGATATATCTTTCTGCAGTTTTCCTTATTTGGAAGACGAGAATAAGATGATCATTGCAAAAGAACAGAAGACTATAGAAGATCAAATCTTGTCTAGATTTGGAAAACATATTGAAATTGATATTGATATGTTTTCTGAAGAAATATTTTTGGATGATATTATTAAGAGATTTTATTCTAAAAAAATATATGGTAGTGGTAAAGATTTTTCCCTATCAGAATTGAGTGAAGATACTTTACTTGATATTAGTGAAAATGATGTACTACCACATAGAAAAGAACTTTGTTTAAAGAAGTTAACTAAGTTAAAGAATTTTCTTTATATGAAGTCTTCTTTTGAATGTAATCTTAGAAATAGACTTACTAAGAGTTTGATTAAATTGTTCCTTCGAAAATATTCTTTTGATTTACTTTTAAAAGAAAAATCTTTTAGCAAAGATGTTTACTATTGCTTTAATAGTATTGAAAAAAACTATTCGGAACATTCTGTTTATCTTAGAGAAATTTTAGATTTGTTTTTGAATACTGATTCTTACTCTGACGGAGATGTGAGATTGCTGTTGAGCAAACTTGAGTATTTGATTTATGAGTTTGAACTAGACAAATCTTGATTTTTTGCTATAATATCAGTCTTCGGGTCAATCAGTATTCAACCTGAAATACTCTTGTTAGTATTCACAGCACAATACTTACCGAAGAAATATCTATCAGTATTCAATCAGTAATATCCTCGTCGATATTCAAACCTTAATACTTGACAAGATTTGTTTCTTGCCTTATAATTTTCAGATAACGAGTTGAATCAGTAGTCAAAATGTAAGACTCTTGTTAGTCTTCAGACAACAATACTTGTTCGTTATTTTACAAGTTGTCCTTTATTAATTAAAAAATGAATTTATTTACAGCAGACGTTGGACAAGGTAAAGTCCATGTTTATGATAGTGGTAACGATAAGTTTCATGGAAAACTTCCACAAGAAAACCTTATCAATCTGAATATTTCGGGACTTGAGCGAGGAGACACTTTAGTTATTGAGTGTGCTCATCTCAGAGAATCTCACAGACTTACTCTCGCACAACCTTTTAATATCGGTCAATTGCAGCAGTTAAAGGAGAATGCAGACCAAAAAGGTGTTACCATTTTACTGTTTCCTCAAAAGTCTACTCCCAAGGCACGAAAACTTGCTGGAGTGGATGCAGACTCAAAGAATAAGACTGATGAAATTGACACCAAAGCAATCGCTCAGTTTCTTTTGAAGGATCAAAATGCTTTCAATTCTTTGAAAGAGTTTACTCCAACTAAACTGAAAACATTTCAAGAAAAAAATTCACCCATCTTCGATTATATTCAACAATCTAACGAAGATATTAATATTGCTAAAACATGTGAATATGGTTTTAGTAAGAAGATTGATTATGATGACGCAGTATCAAAGTGGATCAAAAAGTATGCACTCAGACTTACTGAGTATCTTGATGGAGATATGGAGTTGATCCATGCTATTGGTTTGAAGTTTGATAAAAAAGGAACTATTAAGATTGATGTTCCTAACCGCATTTACACTCTGGTTCACTCCATTCTTCGTCCCAATGGAGAACTTCGTGTTCGTCTAGATGTGGGATTAGTTCCTAACTGGAAGTATATCAAGGATAATTATCTTGGTTGCAAACCTTATCATATGAATCAGGGTGTTGCTGCATCTAACTATAAACATTGGATGCGACGTGCAGTTTCGGAATATGCATTTCCTGGTAAGAAATCTGCAAACACTACAGATTTTCAAGTTGGAATGTCGTATGAAGAACTCGCTAAACTGAAGAAAGCACGCACCAAAGTTGATAAGATGACAAAAAAGATCTGGTATGCACTGCGGAAGATGATCGTTGAGGATGGTCTCCGTTAGTATTCATGGGTTAAAACTCTTGTTAGTTTTCAAAGACAAATACTCAACCATCCTTAAATCTTTTGGTTAGTATTCAAGTGATAAAACTCTAGTTAGTTTTCAAGGTCCAATACTCATAAAAATTAGTCGGTATTCAATACGAAAAACTCAAGTTAGTTTTCACTTCGTAATATCCGTAATAAAAGAATCGGGTTTCAACACCCGATTTTTTATGCTTTC